CAGAAGCGTTTTGCCTCTCTTTTAACGCGGGACTGGGATGTGGAGCCGACTTTGAGTAAGCCTGGTTTATTGGGTTTAGGCGGGTGAATAACAAGTAAATACGGGTTAGCTAAGGGCCGGCGGGTCTGAGGCTACGCAAGAACAAACAAGGCGGCTGATAGGAGCCTATCCTCTTATTGCCGCCTCTTTTGTTGCCCGAAGGAAAGTAATATGGCTTGGCAGAAAAAGACACTTTACGATCGAATAGTTGACCGTTGGAAAGAGAAGGACGGCGACTACGGCAAAGTAAACCGCAATCGCGGTACTATTACCCAGTTATTCCGCAGTGATGAGGTGGTCGAAACGGATGATGGAGGTAATCTCGTTGGCGCGGAAATTTATAATGGTTCCGGCCCGTGGTATTCTCGGATGATGGCGACTGGTTTTCAGGGTTCTTTGGTATCGAAAAATATACCCTGGATTCGGTACATGATGGAGCAATTCGAGTTAAAGGGTGTTGACGAGCTTGACATCTGGACGCAGGACATCAAGGAATATATGTCTGATGTTTATCAGCGGTCTAATTTTTACGACGTTCAGCCTCAGTTTACGCATGACGGTTTAACAACTGGCAGTCCCATTATATTCGGCGAGGAGAACATACTCGAAGAGAAGACGATGTGGATGCCTCAGCATTATACGACTGTGCGGATTTACTATGATAAATTCAACAAGGAAGAGGGTGTTATTGTTCGGGACAAGACTTGGACTGCTAAACAGATTTTTGATACGTTTGTTAAGAATGATGACGAGCGGGGCACGCGGCGAAGGGCAAAGTTGAACATCGGAGTCAATACTGCGTTAGATGGAGGGGAGTTGAACAGGGTATTTACCGTTTATAAGGCTTGTTTTAAGGCGACAGACCCTATTTGGGAGGGAGATGGGCTTAAGAAGCCTGTGGGTGATTGGTCTTGGTTTTCGGTTTATTTTCTCGAGCTTACTGATAAGGACAAGCAGAATACGCCGTTAAACGAGACCATAGGCGATTTTAGTCAGCCTTTTGCGGTTTGGAATTTCGATAAGAAGCCGTGGGAGGCTTCGAGTCGGACTCCGGCTTGGTATGCAATTTGGGATTGTATGAGCTTGCAGGAGATAGACAAGGCTTACCTCGAGGACGTTCAAAACGTCAATAGAAGGGCATATATTGCTCTCGATACTATGCGGGGTAAGGTGGATTTATCGCCGGAAGGCGAGATGTTCGGGTCGAAGGAAGAGTACGACAGGCCGCCGAAACTAATTGACAGGGTTAGTGGTCTTGACTTTAGCAAGGATTTGATGGAGCTTAAGGTCGATGCTTTGAAGCGGTGGTTTTATGCAGATAAATTCCAGATGTTCACTGACCTTGCGATGCTGAAGAAGCAGCCGATTACGGCCACGCAGGTATGGCAGATGGTCGGTGAGAAAGCCACTTTACTCAGTCCTGCGATTGAGACACACAGCAGGTATCTCGAGACTATAGATGCACGGATGATGGATGTCGAGGTAAGGGCTGGTCGTGGTCCGTTTGACCCCTGGGTAATGGCAAATATAACCGATGTGATAGCTAGCGCGCTTGGTCGGTTAGTGAGGCGTGTCGGTGTAAGGCCAGTGTTTATCGGTCAATTGGCACAGGCTCAAAAGGCTTCTCAGACTCTTCAGCCTATACAGGCGACCATAGAAGCGGTCGCGCCTCTTATGCAGATAAATCCCCAGTTGAGTCTTATGTATCGCTGGTATGAGACGGCGAACGATATGAACGAAGCTCTTGATTTTCCGCAGAAGAATATCGTACCGAAGGACGAGTGGGATGAGGCGTGCCGGGCGGATAACGAGGCGAAGGCGAAGCAGTTGCAGCTCGAGAATGCTATCGAGATGGCGAAGGCTTCCAAGTCTCTTACTGCTCCGATAGACGAGAAGAGTATTTTAGCGGGTATTGCGCAGAATGAGTGATACGGGTCGAAGTTTGTTTAAGATGTACACGAAAGCCGGTGCGGATGTTCTTGCTCATCGCTTGCAGCATATATTTGTTCCGGTTCGGACGCCGGACGATACAGCTTTGCACAATGCCGCTTTGAAAGAGGTATTGCTTATGATTAGGGGAGACGAGCGAAAGTTCTTAAAAGGGATGGTTGACTTTATACTGTATAAGCCGGTCGACCGAGAGAAGCGGTTTTTGTTTAGAATAGCACACTTAATTTTACAGATAAGTCAAAGGAACGGATAGTTATGGCAAAGAAAGCTAATAAGGCTACTCCGCTTTACGAGCGAGCCAGAAAGATTGGAATGTCTGACGCGATGATAGCTACTTATACTGACGAAGTTGCGCTGAAGAAAGCTTGTGACGGCATTTCGCCTCGAAGTAATCCTGACGCAGAACCGAAGCAGGTTAATATACCTGAGCCTGTAGTTATTAAGGAGGAGATGCCTGACAAATTCGAGTTCGAGTCGCGGTTGGAATATAAGTCTATGATGAGGAACAGGGACCAGTTCGACCGCAACAATTTACAGCTCGAACTGCGCAAAATAAATCGCAAGTGGGGTGAACAGAAGCCGGTCAAGATTGTCAAGACGACAACTTTCAAGCCGGTAAAAGGTATCAATGAGGACAAGATTGCGTCTAAGTTTTTGATAACGCGATTCGAGATATTTCTGAAAGAATCTTATTAAGAAAGGATAATTATGAGCGAGCACTGGTCAGACGAGTTCGAACACGAATTGATAACGGACGATAACAGGGAAGCGTTTAAGACGGCGGCGAGTAAGTTTGCTACGCAGGACGATATGTCTGTTGGCTATATGGAGCTTCAAAAGACTGCGGGGAAGCCTTTTAAGCTGCCTGAATCGCTTGACAAATTGCCGGACGACGATACGCGGGCTGATTTTACGTCAAAGACACATAAACTCCTGGGTATCGAAACGGCTGCAAATGTCGAGGCGTTAGCGGCTCTCGACATAAAGGCCGGACTTCCTGAAGGTGTGGCGGTAGACGAAAATCTCGGAAGTATGATAAAAAAGTTCGCAGTCGATAAGAAAATTCCGATAGGGACTGTTAAGGAGTTTATCAACTTTTACAATACTGACTTTCGGAATTATGCGCTACGAGGCAAACTTGATGCGGCTACGAAGACTAACGAGGGGTTAATAGCTCACTTCGGTAGTGAGGCGAAAGTTAAGGAACAGTCGGAGCTTCTCCGCAGGGCCATTAAAAATAGTGGTATTACACCTGAAGAATATGAACAAGTCGGCGAAGTAATGGCTGATACTATACTAACCAAAGACCCTGTAGCGGCGAGGGTAATGCTGAAGTTACTGGCTCCGCTGGCTGCTTCGAGTTCGACCGAACCGCCTGGCAGTGGCACTTCTCCGGTAGCTGCAAAAGACCCTGATGAGGGTTCTAAAACTTATCAGGCTTTAGGTTGGAGTAAAAAATAAGCACCCGCGAAAGCGGATAATGCTCTTTTACAAAAAAACGAGACAACATAACCGTTGGTTGTGCCTTGTGGCAGCCGGAAAGACGGCGAGCTTTATGTACGGCTTATAGTGCAAGGTGAAGCCTCGTAAGAGACAACTTCTCCGAAAATAGTTTTGTTCTGAAAATTAAAATTATTTTTAGGAGATTTACTAATGGCAACATTATCTCATGCAACCACAGGCAATATCTTTGACGTTTTGAAGATGAAACTGCCTGACGGTTCCCCCGTAGATTCGATAGTACATGCACTTGCCCAGCGGGACGATTTCTCGCGGCTGACGCCTGCATTTCCCGCAAATAATGGTCTTACCCATCATGGTTTAAGGACTATTTCACTGCCTACCGGTTATTTAGTCGATGTCGGTGGTAGTTGGAAAGCCTCGAAGTCCGAAAGAGAACCGGTCGTGGAGGCGTTATGCACGATACGTTCCACCTATCAGGCTCCGACAGACACCTTTACAACTGAAAAGCCGGAAATCGGCAAACAGCTTCTTAAGGCTGAAAAAATCGGTCACGTTATGATGCTTAACCAGTCTCTAACCAAAATCATGATAGAGGGTAGTACTGCACCGAATCAAAGTGGTATTGTCGGGCTGATGAAACGCACGCCTTATGCTACGTACGATAACAAGTTTACCTGGAGCGTAGGTGGTTCAGGCAGTGACCTTAGAAGCTGTTGGCTAATGAAGCCCGGCGTCGACACTCTGCACATGCTCTACAACCCGAATCACCCCACACTCGGAATAGAGCAGGATGACAAAGGTGAGCAGCTGGAGACCGGTCTTGGAACCAATGCTGACGAGCATAGATGGAACATTATGATTGAGTTCATGGTGCAGAAAGGCATCTATATTCGCGACCAGAGAGCCTTAAAGCGTATCTGCAACGTGCCTTGCGGCGTTAGCGACCTTCCCGGCGTTGATTTAATCAATACGATTATCGAGGCCAGTATTGTCGATGCTCCTACAGGTGGAAGTATGCAGGTGACAGCGGACGGTCAAGTCACCGAGCTTCCTTCGCCCTGGTTATTGATGTGTCCCGAAAGACTTTATGCGAAGTTGGTTATTTCGGCCAACGATAAGCTGATGGTCTATAAGTCGGATGACAACATCTATCGCTCGAAGCTTCCGATGATAGGCGACAACATCATAATCTGCCGGATGGATGCTCTTAACAAGGTTATTGGTTCCGGCGAGAGCGTTGTCGTAGCGGAGTAAGTAAGTCAAATTGAAAAGTTAATTAAGGAGTAAAAAATGATAATTCCAACATTAGGGAAGTTAAGTGTGGCACAGGACTTAGTAGCCGGCGCCGCAGCTTCTACGAACCAGATAATGGCTTCTGCTATTCTTGGTATCGGGCCAACAGACGTATGGCTGACGATTCATACTGAGACAGAAAATGACGGTAACGGTGGCAGCAGTAGCACTTACACTTTCAGTCTTCGTATTGCGACATCAGTAGCCCTTACAACTTACAAGGAAGTCTGCTCTGTTCTTATCGGCACCGGCACAGATGGGGCAACCGACCAGAGACTTTTGGCGGCGGGCAAACGTATAGCCGCCATCAACGTCGGTAAAATGCTTCCCCAGTTGATTAGGGAGTTCAGAAGCGAGCAAAGTTTAGCTGATACTGATTCTGTCTATATCGGTTTAATGGCAACTTTGGCAGACGGAAATGGCGATGCAAATGTTTCGATTAACGCTTCATTGTCAACAACCGAGCCTCCGACTGAATCTCATCGAATGAAAACAGTATCGAATGTAACAGTACCTGGTGTAGCTTCGGCTGGTTCTGGAACAACGGTGTAGGTCAATTGTAATTGGGAGCGCCCCGTTTCCTATCCTTTCACAGGGCGCTCTCTTTTGAAAAGTTACTTTAGGAGATAGTTATGGACAAGGTAAAAGGTTTAACTCCCGCTAGTCTAAAATCTTGTTTAGATGAAGTGGTAGAGCAAATAAACGAAATCAACTCGATACTTGCCCCACAGAGGGCAAAGTTGGCAAAGGTGAAAAACGCGGCTAATGCCAAGGCCGAAGCGAAGGTTAAGGCAAAGGCGCGTGCTGAGGCAAGGGCTGACCTTATTGCCAAAGCGAAAACATTGATTGCTAAAGCTGACGCTGAGAAGAAGGCCATTAAAGAAGTCGAGGCAAGAAACGCGGCCAGCGCTAAAGCAAAGGCTGACGCCATAGCCGAGGCTAAAAAATTGGTTAGTACGTCTTAACCCCATTATTTTAGGAGATTTACAATGAAGAAGCTAAAAGTTTTGATAATTTTGGCGCTTGTCGTTTGTATGGCAAGCGAGGTTTTCGGCCTTACATACGGGGCTGATAACTACAAAAAATACCGTTCTGCGGCTCTTAATGCCGGCAGAAACGACCCGATTATGAACTTTATGACCGAAGTTGAGGGCAAAGTAGGCGGTGAGACCGGTACTGGCACAATTTACTATGTAGATTCCGATGTATCAAGCGCCGGTGCCGGTACTTCTGTAACTGCTGCTGTTGCTACGATACAGGAGGGCATAGACCTGTGTACTGCCAATGCCGGTGATATAGTCTATGTTATGCCTGGGTATGCCGAAAACGCTGCATCTGCCGCTATCATAGACTTTGACTGCGCAGGTATGACTCTTTATTGTCTTGGCGAAGGCGAGGATATGCCTACGGTGTCCCTGATAACTACGGCGGCTGCCACTATTCAAATTAGTGCGGCTGACGTAACGATTTTCAATCTGAGAATCTCGGGCAACTATACTAACGGTATAACGGAAGCAGTTGACATTACTGCCGATGGCGATGGTTATCGTATTCTCGGTTGCGAGTTCAGGGAAACCTCTGCGACTAAAGAACTATTGAAGATGATTACCGTTACCGCTGATGCTGACGAAGGAACTATTGCCGGTTGTAAGTTTATCGGGATAGCAACTGGCACGGATTCTGTCGCAATTAGTCTCGAAGGTGGTTCTGACTACTCAGAGATTATTGACAATGATTTTTATGGCGATTGGTCTGGTTATGTAATTGATGGCAGTACGGCGGCATCTATTGGTTTAAGGGTCAATTACAACAGAATTAACAACCTTGACGCCGGAGCCGGTAAGACTATGGCGTTTCACGCTTCAACTACCGGAGATGTAATTGGTAATACCTGTTATGGCAACGGGGCTACTTTCGCGCCTGTTGGCGATGCTATGTTCGTATCGCCTGACAATATCTTCATGCAGACCGAGAATGTCGAGACAAGGACATACGAGAGTATGTTCGGCGCTTATAGAGGCGATGCCGCTGGAACTGCCGGTGACAGTATTTTTGCCGATTTTGTTCTTGCCCAGACCGACCTCGATGCGATTCTGGCGGACACGGCATTGTGGGATACTACAGACGAGCTACAGACAATACTCTTCGGTTCAGCAACAGCAGGCGCTACGGCTACAGCGTTAGCAACGGCACAGAGTAATATAGATGCTATTGAGGTCGATACGGGTACGACTTTGCCTGCTACACTGACAGGCATTAGCGCTGCGATAGCTTCGATAGACGCTACTGGTTTTGCTGCATCAGCTACAAGCGACCCTGCCTCTACTGTTATAGTGGAATGTACGACTTTGGCCGGTTTTGGCAACGACTACTTCAATACTGGATGGTCTTTAAGGTGCATGTTAGACATCTCTGGTGTCGGAACTGCCCCCGAAGGCGAGACTTGGGATATTATCGACTATGTTTCGTCAACTGGTACATTTACGGTCAATGCCGCTTTCACTGCAAAGGTAACGACAGGCGACGGCATTTGGGTTTTCCGCACAGAGGAGCTCAACCTTGACGATAAGACGATGTTGGGTTGTGCCGGAACTATTCGCTACATTGATAGTGGAACATCCGGAGATGGTTCGGGTCTGACTTTAGAAAATGCTTATGTTACTGTCGCACTTGCCGAAGCTGCTTGTGGTGCTGGTGATGTTGTTTATATTGCTGATGGGCACGATGAGGAAATAGGCGACCTTCTTATTAACGTCGCCAATGTTTCCTTTATCGGTTTAGGTGAAGGCGATGCTCGACCGCTATTGACCCTTAACGACAACACTGACGAGATTACTATTGACGCTGCCGGTGTTACAATGAAGAACATCAGGATACAGTCTGGCGTCACTGCTTGTGTCAAAGCCTTCTATATCGATGATGCCGGTATAGGCTGTACGCTTGATAGTATCGCGTTTATTGACGGCGAAGCAAGTACCGTCGATGAGTTTGTCGATGTTATTCAAGTCAACGCCGCAGCGTCGAATCTGACGGTCAAGAATTGTACTTATTACAGCTTAGACGCGACCGGTCATACCAATAGCTTCCTTGACCTTGGCGAAACGACCATTGATAGTCCTACAATCGAAGGATGTACTATATTCGGCATGTTCGCAGAGGCTCCGATTTGGGGCGGCGCTGCTGCCGTTCCGGTAAATGTAGTTATCAAAGACAATGTGATAAGCAATACGACTACTGGCCAGTTTTGTATAGAATTTACCGGTGCCGCAACTGGTACGTGCGTTAACAATATGCTATATGCTGATACCTATGGCGCTGTACTTAACCCAGGCAGCTTGAAATGTTTTGGCAATATGCAAACTGTGGGTGTTGATACTGCTGCTGAAGACATACCTCTTATAGCTGGCAAGAGTTATTCACGAATTAAGACAAGCGGTGTTATAACTGCTACTGACCAATTATTCACAGTTACCGGTTCTCCGATTATTGTCACAAGTTTTATTGGTCATGCTACTACCGCTATTGGTGGAGGCTGTACTCTAAATATCCAAGTAGACGCAGCTGCTGCTGGTGAAGATTATGACCTTTCTACCGATGTTGACATCCAGACTGTTGACCAAGGTGGATTGATTGTATTCGACCCTGCAATACTTGAGGGTGTTACCACACCTGCACCGCTTGGAGCGACAGGTTGTTCCGCTATGCCTCTCAACTGGTTTGTAGTACCTGGTGATATCGAATCCGATGCTGGCGGTGATACTGGTGCAATAACGTGGTATATGGTATTTACACCTGTTGGCCCAGGTTGTGAAGTTGTACCACAATAACCTTTTAGGGGGAGTTTCGGCTCCCCCATAGTTTAATTAAGGAGCTTAACAATGAAACGATGGATATTCGTATTCTTGGTTGTCGTTGTTGCCGCTTCGGTTTTTGCCACTTTACCGGAGCCTTTGATTCTACAAAATCCTGGAAATAGGGTTTCCGTTACGACAATTCAACGGAGACCAATGCTGGTTGCTTCGGTAACGCTTGATGCGACTGACCCCAATTATGCCGAAAAAACCTGGACACACGCAAAGTCTTTATGTGTACCTATTCCGGTCGAATGGAGTAATGTCGTATTGAGTTTCTACGGCTATGGTGCTGGTACGACAGACGGCGACCCGGACAATACTACATTTAGTTTCGATGTCTATCTGGTTGATATGTATTCCAGCCTGGAATGTCTATCTTCGGCCAATACCGGAACTATCGGAACTATGAAATTAAGCCATAATCCTATAAATGGAGCGGCTTTAACCGACCCTAATTCGAGTTACCGATGGTGTGACGACCTGAACGAAGGCACGAAAAAGACTACATCGACAATCGCCTACTCGGATTACGAGAGCACTAACGGTCTTGCAAAGATGAAGTTCGACCGCCACACAGCCTATGGCATCTATGTTCGTATCTACGACATGACAAGTCAGTTGGTAACAAGCGTTACCTGTGTTGCCAATGGGTTCAATCCGTGAGGTGACAAATGCCGAAAGGAAGTCGTGTACATAAAGTTTACACGCGGTTGCGACAAAAGGGTTATAGCAAGGGCAAGTCTGCCCGTATAGCCCGAAGCAAGACAGGCCAGTCCTTAAAGACGGGCAGGTATCCGAAAAGACGAGGTAAATAAGATGGCTAAAAAAGGAGTTCCTAAGCGAGAAATTTTGGCTTATACGGCTGGAATTATAGATGGAGAGGGATATATTGGTATAACGAAAAGTGGAAAACATAAAAGCGGCACAATCCGTTATACCATGAAAGTTGTTGTAGGAAGCACTGACTATCCCATGGTAGATTTTTTGAAAGTCAATTTTGGGGGTTGTGTATCTACAAGAAAAACAGTAGGTAACCGCCAACCTCAATGGGCTTGGGAAGTTACATCTAACAAAGCAGTTGTTTTCCTTAACCAAATTATTGAATTTTTAAGGATAAAAAGAACACAAGCGGAATTGGCTGTTATGTTTCAAGGAGATGGTAGACCAATGCGTAAAGCTACAAAAAATGAAACTACCAATATAAAAAAGTATGTATCTGAATTAAAAAAATTAAATGCAGTCGGAAGAAAGGCGGTAGCGTAAATGGTAAAGAAAAACAGCCCTAAACGAAATGGTAGCGGCAGAGGCGTTCGTGCTAATCGTGGTCGAGGTGGTTGCAAAACTACACGAAGCAAAGGGCGTGGAAGGAGTTAAGTAATATGTCGTTAGAAAGTATTGCCAATAATGCGCTCGGCAAATTGGGCGGGGCAGGCGACCAAGTAACCGGAAAAGCATTTATTACAGCAGCGCTTCTTACTGCTAATACGAATAGGGTGA